ATCGCTAAAAACAATTTAAATTTTCGGTAAATTATATTTATCGACTATTTTTTTATCTATTTTTCTAGAAGCACCTCCAACTAAAACACTTGCTAAACGGGCTTTTCCCCAACTCATAGGAGTTTGATTGGGACGTGACCCTGAAGCAAAATAAGCCCCTTTTCCCTTCATTATAACTTCTTCCATGCCTTTTTTCAACTCTTTTTTCCTTTTATCAGTCCTGCTGAATTTATCCGCTAATTTATCTATATTTATTGGTAAACCTGTTTTTTCTTTAACTTGCTGTACAAAACTTGATGGTCTAGATTGAAAACTTTTTAATTTTTCTCTAGGTGTAAATTTACCTTTTTTATAATCAGAAGTTGATTTTTCCAATTGTTTTTTTTGTTTTTTTTTATCTTTTTCACTTAAAGAATCAGGAACATACTTTTTTGAAAATTTTTTGTCAGCCATTTAATATTTAATTAGATTTAAATTCTTTGAAACTTTTTGATTGATTTTTAATATCTTTTAATCGTGTTTTTGCTACATTTGTTAATACTTCTCTTCTAATGCGTGTTAATGTAGCTTTTTTTTTTTTATTTTTATTTTTTTCAATTAATTCATTTATTTTATCTCTTTTATCTTCACGAGTTTTTAATCTATCTAATCTTGTTTTTCTTAATTCTTTTACAAGTTTGTTTTTTTGATTAATTTTTGTATATTTTAATGCTTCTTTTCCTCTCATACAATAAGTATAATTTTGATCTTGATTATCTTTTTTTGTAAAACATCTTAACATACCTATATTATTTTAATTAGATTTAAATTCTTTGAAACTTTTTGATGAATTTAATTTATCTATAGTCGTTTTTAACGAATTAATTTGATCTTGTTGTTTTTCAACTGTTTCAATTAATTGTTGAACTACACCAACAGTTAATAAACTTATTCTGTTATAGTCAACTGACCTCATTGGTTCTTCTATATCAAAATTTTCAGTAGGTTTTCTTACTCTGAATTCTTTTTTTTCTTTCCCATTTGATTTATCAAAATCTAATTTTCTTTTATTCCATTTTTCTAATTCTTTTGGATATAACTCTTTCCAATTTTCTTTTTTACTTTTCCAATCTTCCCTTTCATTTATTCCTATTGATGTTTCTAGTTCGGGATATATCTCATATAATTCCTGAGCAATAACACCAAAATGAATATTATTATATTTTAGAACATATTTCGGATCTTTTCTCCTTTCCTGACTTGGAAATTCACTTTCTTTTAATTTATATGTTATTGTTCTTATTTTTTTATATTTTTCAAAATCACTATTTTTATAAGTATTTACTGATGTTTTTATTCTTTCATCAGAAGATGGGACTATAGTTCCTGTGTCAGTTATTTTCCATGATTTTGGGCTTGTAGAGGGATAATTATCTTCATCAATATATTGTAGTGCTACACCTCCGTTTCCAGCATTACTAATAAACATCAAATCAGCATTACTCATTACACAAAAGCCTTCTGTGTTGTTTAAATTACCACCGAAAAAGCCCATAAATTCCTCATCACTAGGAGTTGCTAGACCTGAAAGACCACTACTTCCAAGATTAGATCCAAAAACACCACCTTCAGTCATTCCAACAGAACCATACTGATGATAATTTGTACCATTTAGAGTTACATTTGTGTTTCCAAAAAATGTTAGACTCTCTCGTGCTAAACCATTAACTCTAACTTTGGCATCACCTGCCATTCTAAAAGTAATATTTTGACTTAATGTATTATCAAAAGTATCATTGGGACAATTTAAATGTAATTCAGTTCCATTTTGATGATAAGACATGTATGCTCCTGCTATTGATGCCCCATTATCAGTCCCTGTCGGGTCATAAATATGAACACGAGCATTTGACCCAACTTCTTCAATTTGAAACCTATTATCAGCACAATTAAAAATATCTCCTGCTACTTTACAATTTAAATTTACGAATAATCCAAAAGTAGTATCTAGTTGGATAAAATTAGTTGTTGTTGTAGCATTTCGTATCTTGGCTGAACTTGCTCCACTTTTTAAATCTATTTGGTCTTGATTAACGTGTAATATTCCTGTTTTAAATTGTAAGAAATCTGATGAAGTGTCCCTTTCTATATAACTATCTGTTGGTACATGAATTTCGTTAAATGTGCTATTTAATTTTCCATTTGTAAATTGTAAATAATATGATGAATTACCTCCATACATCAATATATTTTCAACTGATACTTGGTTAGACGCTAATTCAATTGTTTCATTTGTGGAACTTGTATGAGAGAATTTAATGAATTGAGTATCTTGGGCGTCATTTCTTATGGAACAATTATTGGGTAAATCAATAGCACTAAGACTTGTATTTTGTGATGTAATAAT